GAAAAAGTAACACATAGTAAAATAACAATGTTAAATAATTCTTTGCTAACCGCTCCTAACACAACATTCCCTGCTTATACACAGGAAGGTGATTCAATTACAATATTTCCTTCTACTATAAACAGCGGTCAAGATGTACAAGCGCAGTATATTAGATATCCAAAAGACCCTAAATGGACCTATGTAAATTTATATAATGGTGAACCTTTGTTTGACCAAACGGCAGCTGACTATCAAGATTTTGAATTACCTATAGATGATGGAAATGATTTAGTAGCTAGAATTTTACAGTACGCAGGAATTTCTATTAGAGAAAAAGATGTATTTGAATTTGGAAAATTAGAAGAACAACAATTAGATAATCAAAAATAATTATGGCTTATATAAATCAAAAACAATATTATACTAATAATGGTGTAAATCCAACTAACAATAATTGGGGTTCATTTCAATATGTTTCTCTTAAAAATTTAGTGAACAATTTTTTACTTATGTATGAGGGAAACCATGAAATGGTTAATAATGTTAATAGATTTAAAGTTTTGTTTTTTGCAAAAAGAGGAATACAAGAATTAAATTACGACGCTTTAAAAGAAATAAAAGCACTAGAATTAAAAGTGTATGATGATTTAAAATTTGTTTTACCTTCTGATTATGTAAATTGGGTAAAGCTATCTTTGTTTAAAGATAATGTAATACGTGATTTAGTTGAAAACATTCAAGTTCAATCTGCAACCCAATATATTCAAACCGGAAGTTCAGCATTTACTTATGACGCCTCTGATAATGTAAACACTCAAACATCTAGTTTAGACACATCAAGAACTGATGGTTCACTTAAAAGTATTTATTTAAATGATGTAAGAGAAGAGGCGGTAAACCCTGGTTGTAATAATTGTGAGGATGATATTTATCAATCAAAGATAGGAGCACGTTATGGTCTTAATACTGAAACAGCTAACTTTAATCCTACATTTACAATAGATAAAGCTAATGGAGTAATTAATTTTGATTCAACTATGGCAAATCAACAATGTATTTTACAATACATATCTGATGGAATGGAAAATGGAAATGATTCTAATATTAAAGTGAATAAATTATTTGAAGATTATTTATATGCTTATATAAAATATTCAATATTAAATAATAAATTTGGTGTACAGGAATATATAGTGAATAGAGCAAGAAAAGATAAACAAGCTTTACTTAGAAACGCTAAGATTAGATTGAATAACATTCACCCAAGTAGATTACTTATGAATTTAAGAGGGGAGAATAAGTGGATAAAATAAAATGGCAAACCTTCAAAGAAATTTTATAAGAGGCCGTATGAATAAAAGCCTTGAACAAAGGCTTTTACCTAATGGTGAATATACAAACGCTGTAAACGTAAGGTTAGGTTCTACCGAACAATCTGAAATAGGTTCTGTTGAAAATTCAAAAGGTAACACTAAATTAACACAATTAGCATATATAAATGGAACTCTTTTAAGTGATAATGCAAGATGTATAGGAGCTTATGAGGATAGTGCTAATGAAACTTTGTATTGGTTTGTACACGACCCAACGTTTACATTAGGAGCTACAGGAAAACTTGATTTAATAGTTTCATTTAATATTCAAACAGGAGGAATAGTTTATCATGTAATAAGTATTGATAATGGTACAAATGTTAATACTACTCTTAATTTTAACCCAGAATTTTTAATTACAGGAATAAACAAAATTGATAATTTATTATTTTTTACAGACAATACAAATCCTCCTAGGGTAATTAACATTGAAACTAACTACCCTAATCCTTTAAATAACATAGACCAGTTTACAGCACGTCAAATACAGGTTGTTAAACAACCTCCCCTTCAAGCACCAACTTTACAGTTAATAAAAATTTCAAATGAAAGAACATTTTTAACTGATAATTTTATTTGTTTTGGATATAGGTATAGATATGAAAATGCGGAATATTCAGCAACCTCACAATTTAGCGAACCTGCATTTGAACCAAGTGCTTATAATTTTAGTGCGCAAAGTTTTGAGAACTCTGGAATGGAAAATAGATATAATGGTGTAATTGTTAGTTTTAACTCTGGAAGTTCTTTAGTAAAAGGTATTGATATTTTATATAAAGAGGCTAATGACCCTACTATTCAAGTTATTGAAAGAATTAACAAGTCAGAAGTAGGAATGTCTAATAATACATTTTACAGTTTTGAATTTTCTAATAAAAAAATATTTTCAGTTTTACCTGAAAGTGAAATACTAAGGCTTTATGACAATGTTCCTACAAAAGCTAAAGCTCAAACCTTAATGGCAAACAGACTTGTGTATGGTAATTACATTGAAGGATATGATTTAAAAGATACTTTTAATCAACCATTAACACTAAGTTATATTACCTCTTTATCAACATCAGGTATAGCATTAAACACACTAACAACATCAACAAACAACAGTCAAACTTATACAGCTTTTAGCCAATCTCAGAGTATTAATGATAGTACTGCGGCTTTAAATTTTTCAACTTTAACAACTCAACTTGTGGTTGGAGCTACTATAGATTTATCATTTACATTTGAACATGATTCTTTTGTAGGAACTAATCCTCCTGACACTACAACTCCTAGCACCACGGTTAGTTTTAGTTACACATTAATTGAAGATTTTACAGGAAGCTCTACTCCTATTCAAGATTTAATTGCTTCAAGTGATTTTAAATCAAAATTTGGTACAATAAGCAGCGAAATACAAACTGTTGCAAACGCACAAACTGGCGCAGGGGTTACATTTACAGACCAATTTAATTTTGTACTTCCTGCAACTTTAGGCACAGCTACAGTTTATGATATTTATCAAACAGGTATACTCAATACTACTTCAGCTCCTCCTAGTGTTGGAGGACCAATTTTAGCAACTGCACCTATTGGTCAAGACTTGCTTCAATTAACATTATTATCAGCTCAATATCAAGAAAATGGTGGAACTAATTTAATTGTTGAGTATTTTAAAATAACAAGCCTTGAGGCAACTATACAAGAGGTAAACAATACAGGAAGTTTACACAGTAATAGGGGATATGAAGTTGGTATTATATATATGGATACATTTAATAGAGCATCAACAGCTTTAGTAAGTAAAAATAATACTGTAAACATTCCTTGTTCTAATTCCATTACTAAAAATGAAATTATAGTAACTATCCCTGTAACACAAAGAGCACCTTCTTGGGCGACTAGATATAAGTTTTGCATAAAAGCTGATAGAGATACTTATGATACAATTTATTCTGGTATATTTTTAGAGGATGACAACACTGATAATGTGTATTTTTTATTGGAAGGAAATAATATAGGAAAAGTAAAAGATGGTGATAAGCTTGTTATAAAAAGAGATTCTAATGGTCCGTTATCTACATGTACAACAGCAACAGTTCTGGAGGTAGTTCAACAGGAAAAAGATTTTATTACAGTTACAAGAGCAGGTGTAACAATACCTATTCCTCCAGGCGTTTATATGAAAATGAGTGCTGTTACATTTAGTGCAATTATGCAAGATGATGATGTTATTGATGTAAAAGTAGAACCTGTTACAGAGCCTGCAACGAGAAAATATCCTGTTCTTGCTTATCCATTTTTTCAAACTGATACAAGCGGAACTAAAACCGTCTACAATTTTCCTGTTGGCACAAGAGTGGTAATGAGAATTGAACAAACAAGAACACAAGGAGGTCAGGGTTGTGAAGCAAAAACCAATATAATTGAACATACTTTTATTTGTAGACAAACTTATGCTGATGCTTTAGCATTTTTTAACGGTGAGAGCGTAGGAAATGTGATTGAAAGAAATGCACAAAGTAGCCCAGCTGATATTGAAAACGTATATGTAGCAAATACTTCTGGTCCTTTGCCTTCAACTGTAAACACTGGTAATACAGAGGCAGAAGTAAAAACAATATTTGGAAGTAGCTCAACTCCTACAAGTAAAAATTATTACAGACTATGGTATGATACTTCTTCAACACCTAATGTTTATTATTTATTAGTTTCAGGAACAGTAGGATGTGCAGGTAGAAATGGGGACTCAACTGTAAGAGTAAACTTTACCGTTTATAGAAGAGATGCTGTTGTGGTATTTGAAACTGAACCTAAACCTGCTTTACCAGATTTATGGTATGAGAGTGCTGAGTCATTTGAAATAGATTCATTAGGTAATCATTTAGGTAATGAGTTAAATCAAAATATTGCAAACAATAGAGCGGGTGTTGTAAAAACAGATTTTTCAAACTGTTTTACATTTGGTAATGGAGTAGAAAGTTATAAAATTTTAGACTCTTCTTTTGGAAAACAATTTAATTTAGGTAACAGAACATTTACTACAAACAACACTACATTTCAACAAGCACATAGATTTGCAGATTTAACATATAGTGGGGTATTTAATGACGAAACTAATGTAAATAAATTAAATGAATTTAATCTTGGTTTAGCTAATTTTAAACCATTAGAAGAAACGTTTGGTGATGTTGAAATACTTTACGCACGAAGAGATGATATATTAGTTCTTCAAGAAGATAAAATATCTTATGTTTTAGCGGGTAAAGATTTATTAAGTGATGCAAGTGGGGATGGGCAACTAACATCAGTGCCTCAAGTTTTAGGAAAGCAAATTGCAAGAATAGAAAACTATGGTATTAGTAATCATCCAGAAAGTTTTTCTACTTGGGGAGAAAGCAAATTCTTTACTGATGCAAAAAGAAGTGCTGTAATAAATTTAGTTGGAAGTTCGGCTGCTAATGAGCAGCTTCAGGTTATATCTGAAGAAGGAATGAGAAGTTGGTTTAGAGATTTATTTACAGCTTCTTTTACAACACAGAAGTTGGGTGCATATGACCCTTATATGAATGAGTATGTTTTAACATCAAACACGATTTTAAAACCAGAGGTTGCAAAATGTACGGCATGTGGAGTTACAAGAGATATTACAGTTCCTGCAGATAATCCTTTTATATATTGTGTAGATTTAGAGGAACAAATAGGAACAGTTTTAGTTACATATAATATTCCTTTAGAAGGACCTCAACCTATTATTACTGAAGCTACATCTCAAAATATTATTACTGAATCTGGAGACAATATTGAAACAGAAGGCGCAATAGGTGTTGTTGGTTACACAATAAGAGCTATTTATAATGGAGTTACAACCACAACTGGTGTTGTGTATACAAGCGGCTCTTTTACGTTTAATAAAGATTCTACTACCGCTAATCAAGTGGTGTTAGAAATAACCACTACCTCTACAGTAGATGACACTATTGAGATGACAGTAGCTTGTCCATCTGGAACTTTATTAAATCTATATAGTGTATGTGTAACTGATACAATAGATTCAGGTAAATTTATTCACAATGAAGCAAGCTGGGATGATGGTGCATTATTTTCTGCAACTCAATCAAATTTAGTAACATTAGGAAGCGGGACAGGAGCATTTGTTATATCACAATATAATGTTGTTTCTGGAAATCAAGGAGTAGGTTTATTGCCTACAGATAATTCAGTTATGAAGGCTGCTTATCATAAAATTAATTTTGATAATTTGAACTTTAATCCAAATAATAATGGGTTTTCTTATTTAAAAACAAACACTACATACGCAGACACTATAGCTGATATTTCAACTTTATTAGGGCTGTCTATTAATATGCCTTTAAATAGTTCATCAGCTCCAAATTATTATTCAGGTTCATTTACAGTTCCTTCTGGAGGTAATAATTTATATTTAATTTATGACTATAGAGGAGCTACAACGCCTACCCCACCAACGCCAACGCCAACTCCAACTGTGTTCGATTACTATCAGTATACTCAGTGTGGTGGAGGAAGCACACAAATATTTAGGGTGGCGAGTGGAACATCAGCTCCTGCGGTTGTAAAATATAATAATATTTGTTATGAGAACCCTCAATCTACAAGTACAACTAGCAATATTGATATAACAGAAACATACTTAGATTGTGCGTCTTGTCAAGCAGATTACAAAAGATATCAAGCTTGTCTTAATAGTTCAACTACAATTATTGCTAAAGGAACTGCGGGATATTCTTTCCCTGGTTTTATAAAATACAATAATGTTTGTTATGAGAACCCACAAACAACAACCACAACTTCTAATCTAGATATCGCTCCAATACCTACTTTTACAAGCTGTGCTACATGTGACGCATCGCTTTATAATTTTAGAGAATATACTCAGTGTGGTGGAGGTTCAACTCAAGTATTTAAATTACTAATAGGTTCTTCATTCCAGCCTGTATATAGATATAATGGTGTTTGTTATGAGAATCCCCAAACTACTAGCTCTACCATTGGTGTAGACGCTGCAAACCTTTCGTTTTTTGCTAATTGTACTCTTTGTTCACCAGAAGAATATGTTTACAGAAGATATGAGCAGTGTAATAATAATAATGTAGTACAAGTATTTAGATTGCCTAATGAGCAAGGAGTGGT